GTCGATGAAGAATAGTCGCATCACAATATTTTCTAACGGATCATCAAGAGATTCAATCAACTGAACTAACTCATCTCGTTCACGATATAGTTTTTTAATCTCTTCGTATAATTGTTCAGACCTGTCAATAATAGATATATTCAATTCTTCAGACTGGTTCTTATTGCTTTTTGACTTCGGCATACTATCGAACGTCTGCCCTTTTAAAATGCCTGAACGTAGACTGATATATTCTTGATGTTTCGATTTAGCTTTTATATCGATATATGGCAAGGCTTTTAATCTCTGTTTAATATCTATTGTCAATCATACACCTCGATTCCAAAGAATTGGCAGATGTCTTCTGCCTCACATTCGGAAATTTCCAAACCTCTCTCCCAACAACTTATGATTGTTGAATAATACCCTAAATGCTTTGCTAATTCTGTACGAGTAAGACCTTGCTCCAAACGTTTTTCTTTCAAAAGCGCATTAAGATTTCCAATCTCACACTTCTTGAATAAGACATCTTTATCCAATCCTAACTCTTTTGACAGACGTTCTTTCTGACGATCACTTGGTATCAGACCTCGTTCCCAATTTGAAAATGTCCTTGGACTAATGCCAAATTTCTTTGAAGCTTTTCTTAAAGAAAGACCTTTACCAATTCGCCATAATCTAATTTGTTCTGAGAAAAATTTCCTATTCTTCATGCTCCATCTCCTCGATAAGCCAGTCAAGATTCTTTCTGGCTTTCTTCAGGTCTTCAAGACCGTTTTTTTTCTGAAATCGCAGTTGATACTTCAAGGCATTTCCAAGATAAAAACCTTTCAGCTGTTCTGGTGTCATGAAGTTTCTTAAAGCATCAATAGATTCCATGCCAAATCTGCCTTGGTAGTGGCTTGGTTTGTTTACGTTATCAATTATTTCTGGGTCCATTTGATAGCCTCCAAAAGTTCTAAGATTATTCGGTTCCATTCTTCTGTTGTTGTTTCTCTAAAATCAAACTGAGACATCATTTCAGCTCTTTTGAATAATGCCCTCTTAAAGAATGAAGCTTTTATGGAAAAATTCATATCATCTGTTTTAAATTCGGTTATGATTTTCTTTCCATAACCCTCTATCTCTACATGGACTCTTGTTTTTCTATAGAGAGGTAGAGGCTCCGCCCAAACACTTCCTTTCAAGTCTGATTCATCGACTTTTTTTAGCATTAACGATATCTTCTTAACTTCGCTCTCTTTTTTAGCACCACTGAACGGGTATCTTTTTGGTCTCATTTCTTATCCTCCAAAAGCTCTGGGTTCTCGTAGATGTTACCGATGATTTCACATTTCATGTAAGCTAAATAAAGAGGTTTCCATTCTGTTTTTCGCTTTTGTAACTCATCTACAAATCTGTAAATAAAACTTGCATAAGATCCATGCCATCTTACAAGCGCTTTTCTGCCTTTGTAATCAAGGATATCCCCCTCAAATATTTCCTTGTCGTTCTTATCCTTGAGTCCTGTTGATTGAGTGAAGATAACACCTTCAAAATCAAAGCAGTCGCTTTCACAAATTCCACCCCAACACAAATCGGTTTCTTTTGCGTAATATCGAATTGTCTCAATGTAGTCTGCGAAACATTTTTCTTCTTTTATCCACGCTCTATATCTTGGTTTCATTCGGCAAATCCTCCTCTTCTACAAAACTTCCGTCAATCCAACGACCTTTTCGGTCTTTGATTTCTTCGTAAGCCAGTTCAAAACATTCTTCGAAATCATATCCGAGTGCGGTACTGATTGATTTTAAATAGTCAACCGCGAATACTAAATCATAACGAAATATTCCATTGTATCTTCTATCGCTATACGATAGAATTGCACAAATGTTTAAATTTAAGCCTTTAAAACAGTTCATTACATCTACTTCTTCAACGTGATTTAATCCCTCAAAAATCTTATGCACATCCTCTTTTATCAACAAGGCCAGACCGACAATCACGACTGCACAGTCTCCAATGCTGTCCTTGGTCAGTTTCTCATTCTTCTTGAGATAGCCTGCACATAACTCACCGAACTCTTCGCTTAATTTCAAAGACTGCTTGTCTAGTCGTCCACCGTTTTTTAAATCACGGTCAATAAACCATTGTTTTACATTTTTTAGTGTGTTCATAGCGATTCCTCTTCTTCTATTCTTATCAAAGCTTTTCTATTTGGGAAATGTGTTTGGTGCCATTTCCTTGAATACATTTTTAAGACTTCTAAGCTTATACCAGTATATTCGCTTATCTCATATAATGTTCCCATTGTGACAAACCTATCTCCAGAATACAAAGCCCAATCGTGATTCCATTTATCGTTAACTACCATTCAATCCCCCTTTCTACTCTTTTTACTAAGCACTCGCTACAAATGCCATTTTGAAATACACAATCATAATCTAACTTGTCTTTCGGAGAGAAGAACTTTCTACAATCTTCACAATCTAGCTTGTTATCCATTTATTTCTCTTTCTAAAGCTGTTCCGATTTTTTCATTGTAGTAACTCAAAACTTTGCTTTGGTTCATTTTTGTTTGTGTGATATTTTCTATAAAAAATTCCAAATCTGCACTCATTCCGTCCAATAACTTAACAACTTTCAACTGATATTCCATATCAGGGACTTCAATCGTCATCTTTGACAATCTAGCTAGTGATAAACCTGGTTGGTTATCTCCGTCTGCACATCGCTCTATTTCTTCACGCTTCATCAACAGCCAATGAAATAAATACCGCTTATCTATCATTTCTTTTGGCTCAACTTTAAAGCTGTCACTGTCCATCCAAAACGGATCCCGATGAAAATAAACAGCACCAACTGTGCCCTTACGAGTCAAGCGAATTGTGTTGCTCTCGCAATTGAATTTATCTGTTGTACCTTTTGCTTTCATACCAGCGCCATAGATGAAATAAGGTCCATCTGTTACTTTCGTTCTAGTACCTGAAATAAGCTCGCAAACTTCTAGCAATCCGTGCGTTGTTATCTTATCTGGTTTCATTCTAATCCTACTGCAAAATTATAAGCCAATAAATAATCATCTAAGACCTTGTGGCATCTCGTTATGAATGATTTTATATCAATATCTGCATTAAAGAATTGAATCAAGACTAGTTGACTTGCTAAATGTTTTTCAAGGTGGTCAATTGCCATTTGATCTAATTCAGCATTTACTTTGTCAATGTCTATTTCTTCTTTCTCAACTGGTTTTTTAGGTATTACCCAGTTGAAATCTGAATTTAATTTATCAGATTCTTGATATTCAATCTTTTGGGTCTTACAGTCATAAATCTCTTTTGAAATTTCAGAAGCATTTTTCTCTTTATCAATTACTAAGAAAATCACGTTGATAGAGGTGTCTTCAAATCCATTTTGAATCTCATTCAATTCAACAAGGTTATTCCCTACCAGCTCTCTCATTTTCTTTTCAGATTGACGATAAGCAATACCAGGAAACATAATATAAAATCCGTATCGTTTCGTATAAGTTAGTGACTTCAACAGAAAAATATCATCAACAACACCAGATTTTTTCCACGGATATAATTCTTTAATAGCCTGTTGGTCTTCTTCTGGTAAATCTTTCAATTTTAGAGAATAAGGCGGATTCATTGCAATTGCATCCACTTGTATGTCTGATTGATAAGTGAAAAAACTCTGATTACTCACGACAGCGTGAGGGAAATTTGTCTTCAATGCTTCACAACTTTCCTGCTGAATTTCTACCGCATAAAAATCAGTCATACTTATAAACTGCTCCAACTGTCCAGAACCTGCAGCACCATCAAAGACAGATACATTCTCACCGCAATACTGCTTCACTTTCTTAGCTAAGTATTCACGCAAAGGCTTCCCTGTCACATACTCAGCAAATTTATTGGCTTTCTCGCGGTTATTATGTTCCACGAACGTCATAACATCACCTCATCCCCAACCCTAATCTTCTCAAACTGTTCTCTAGTGACTACGAAAATCCCATAATCTCTAATAGTCACAGTATACAACTTGCCGTGTCGTCCTTTCTCGACGACCTTACCAAATATCTCAGCGCCTTGATTATCCGCCTTGTAGATAACCATCGGGCGCTTTTCTTCTAAATCTCGAATCCTGTCCATCTGCCAGATGTTTAGTCCAGCAGACAATAAAATCCAGATTGCGATAAATCGTTTCAATTTGTGACCTCTCTGATTTTTTCTTCGACAGTTACGATCGTGTCGTTGTGATGTCCTCCGTGAGGGACTAAAAGAATGCGAATTACTTCAAATCCGTTCTTTTTTCCCATCCCACCGCTGTTCCAGCCAAATGAAATAACTTTTCCACCTATTTTCACAATTCTCGCTATCTCTTTCTTCTGCTTTGTCCAGAATGTAGATTGAGTTGTTTCTTTATTTACAGGCAATCCAACTCCTTTATAAACTTCTGAGATTTGTCTTGTCGAGTATGGAGGGTCATAAAGCACCCCATCGACAGTATTATCAGGAAATATTTTTAAAAAATCTAGGGCATCAAGGTGATAATCTGTATCAAAGTCGGTATTTAAGTCATTTGTTACCGTAGCGATTTTAGCATTATTTGCAAAAGGGTCAACCCAAAAGCCATCTGTGACCTCTTCTCTTAAAATGTCTGCGATTGGTTTTATTGAAAATGTATTTTTAGATGGATATCCCCAAATTCGTTCAATCCTCATCACTCCACCTCCTCAGCGTTTTTAAAAGTAAATCCAACTCCATACATTAACAAGTAAGTTTGAAACCTTACAAAGTCTTCAATCAATTCAGCTTCTTGTACATCATATTCACTAATTTCGTCCAAAAAGCAATCTATATCATCATGTTGTACACTGCCATATTCAGTTTTTTTGTGATTCATTTGAAATTCGTAACCATCTACATCAATTGTATAATGAATACCATCCGTCGAATTTTCGTATTTATAATTCTTGATAATCATCCCTCCACCTCCTCAATCTCAATACCTTCACAATTGAAAACCCATCCGAAGCCCGCTTCTTCCAGTTCTTTGCGGGTGTGTTCTGAACGAAATTTTTTATCTAGTTTTATATCCGCTAACGTCCAAGCGTCAAAGCGTTTAATAAAGGTTAAGTAACTATATGCTTCTTCAATCCATTTAAACCTTACATAATACCGTTTCTCTTTCTCGACTTCATAGCCGTCCAGCCATGCACGAGCGACTTTGTTGTAAGCATCCTGTTCATTCATCAACCACTCATTGTATTGTTTATTGAATTTTTTTTCTCTAAGCTCATCATATAATGTAGCGTTCTGTCCCTTGTAATACTCGATAATTTCCGCCACAAACTGCGGAACTTTGACTGGTTTTTGTTCGTCTAGTTGTTTCACTAAATCCAAAACATCGTCCAAAGCAACATAAAACGTTTCTCCATACAATTTATCTAAATTTCCAATTTTCTCAATTAATTCCTTAACATTCATCTTCCAACTCCTTTATTTCCTCAATTTCTACTTCAATTCTGGGCTTCAGGCTGTAAAACTTGCCTACATCGTGCATAGCTACCTGCCCACCATCCTTAAACACTATCCCTGACATGCTGTCATATAGCGCTTTTTCATAATTATCAATATCAGGTTTCTTGTCTACTGGCATAACTTCATCCAGTTACTTGCTGGATTTCTTCATCTGAAGCATTTTCTTTCAATAGCTTCAACGCAACATCTTCCATGCTACGAAATGATCCGACATACTCGTCACATTCTCTGCACGTTTCGCAGTAATCTGGCTCTTCATAGCGATCCATCGTATACCAGCCGCCTAGATGATTTTCGTAGAGATGAATCATCAAATCACCTCCACACGTTGACTCAATGCCTTCGACTTGCAATATTCACAATGACCACATGGTGTCGCCTCTTCTTTGCCTTTTTTAACATCATCAAGACGCTTAATAAGCATAGATAACTCAGATAACTCGTAATCAAGTTTTTCCTGAGATTGAAAAACAATAGCTCTGGTATCGGGAGTTGTTTCTTTAGTCACTGCGTATATAACAGGGGTAAACTCTTTGCCATATTCTTCTTCCAACATCTTCTTGTAAGCTGCCATTTGAAGAATATATCCCCAAGCTTCAAACCAGCGAACTTGAATATTTCGCCCACTTGCTTCATCCTGAACCCAAACCATGCTGTCGATGTCTGATTTTGTGGTCTTAATGTCTACAAAATAGCCCTTTTCGACATTGAGGCAGTCAATCTTGCCTTTAAATTCCACTCCTTCGATTTTGCCTGTGACAGCAACCTCTTTCTGACCGACATAATACTCCATAAATTGCTTGTCAGCTTCCAGTCGCTCAATCATTCGCTGGCCGACTAAGAAGTCTGATTTTAACTGACCTTTGGTTTTACCAGCTTTTGAAATCATGGCATCTGCATTTTCATCCATAAATTTCTTGTGTGCTTCTGGACTTTCAAAATAGCTGTGAACCATGTTACCAACCAAGAGAGCTGTGTTATCTCGTTGGTCTTCCCACTCTCCCTCTAGCTCTGCCAATGCCCGTGCTTCGCACTCTCTAAATCGCTTGTATTGCGAGATAGACCAGTATTGACGTGCGGAAGCTGCTGAGTAGTAATCTTCTCCAAGTAAATCCATTGTCATTTCATCTCCACCTTTACTGATTTTGTTCGTGGCTCAAATTGAACACCGTTAGCGTTAAGCCATTCTTTGAATTGCTCCTTTATTTCCTTTGCGTTTTCTGCTGG